AAGACACTTACATCGGACCCTCGTTCAAGGGTGGCTACTCGTCAATGATCGTCTTCGGATGCTACGATAGCGAGATTCAAAACTACTTCTTCGGCTTAATGCACGGCGGATCAAACTCTTTCGGTGTGAATGTGAAGTTCTACAGCATCAAGTATCACAAGCTGGAAGTCTTCATCACTGATCCTACAGCATACGCTAAGATAAAAGCATATGTTGACAAGATAAAACCTCGTCAGTATGACAAAAATCTCGACAAAGCTGGCCGCAGGGTATTGCTAGGAACAAAGCTTGCTCTACGTAAGTATCTAAAGAGTTTGATCGTGACGTCTCTATCGACCAACTTTAACTTGATCGATGAGATGATCAAAGAATCTTACGAAGATGGCCATCGGAATGGTCGTCGATCAAAAGCACAAGAAATTCAAAATGCTCTACTGTCTACATGAAAGGGAAATGATGCTAAAGCTACTAGCAAGTCTAATATTTCTACCGTCTTTGGCTTGGGCTGACACATGCCCAGACCTCACTACACTACAGCGTGTCGCCGGATATGTGAACTTCGAGAACTTCATTTGGATGATCGGAGTTACACTGCTCTCTGTTGCTCTCATCTTCATCTTCCAAGGCCTCTTTAAGATCTTGTTAGAGATGACTGGCTTTTTGGAAACGCTGATCTGGACGACTGTCATCACTCTCGTTATTGGGTCTAATTACTTCTCGAAAGACATCCAAAGCTGGACTCTCATCATTGGATCTCTCCTTCTGCCTGTAGCTCTTGCCTTCAGCGCTAACATTCGCAAAATCGAGCCAAACATGACGAGGTTCTTCGCGATTCTCACAATTGTGTGGGGAGCTATTGCGGTCTACTTCTCGTCGTCTACGGTAGGATTCATCACGGTTGGATCTCTTATCAGCTTGCTAGGATTCTCGATTGTCGTTACTCCGCTTTGCTACGCATTCGGTTTTGATGATAAGGCTTCAATTTGGCGTGGAACTATCTCGAGTATTCTTATGTTGTCGTTCTTTTTGCTGTACCGTGCATCTGGTTTGAGTGATCCTTTCCTTGCTCTGTTTGCTTCGGGAGCCTTCTGGTTGGGAAGCTTGTCTGGCTTTGTCGGGTTGCTCATCTTGTCTAGCCGATGGTATGATGAACACCGGGTGCTTTCTATGAACGTGTTAGCGATCGCCACCTTCTTGACGTTCGGCAGTCTGGCTGCAATCTACAACATCCGAGAGCTGACTACGATGGTAGGAGCCTTCATCATGTTTTACTTCGCTGACAAGATCATCGAGATCAAGACTGAGGAGATGTTTACCTTCGGATTAAAGCTTCTAGCTGCCGGGTTGATGTTTTACGGGGTGTGGCATTACGTCCATGTCCACCAAGACACATTGTCTAAATTCTTCTACTTCTAAAGTGGTTTACTTTGGTGATGCTCGTGATATAATTACTCATCACAACAAAGGGAGTTAAAGTGAAAGAACGATTCAAAGACACCATGAAGCAGTACTTTGCTCCGCTGTCCTGGCTAGTTGCTGCAGTCTTCCTCTTGGAAGAAGCAATCTGGAACTGGACGGCAAAGAAGATGGCATTGCTTGGCAACCTCCCGGCAATTGCTTACCTTGAGAGCAAGGTTCATGCTCTGCCACCTTATCCTGCTCTTGCAGTGTTTTTGCTACCTGATGTGTTCATCGTCCCGGCAAAGATTCTCGGAATGCACTTCTTCGCATCAGGGTATGTCATTCTTGGGGTGATCGTGATCCTCATCGCTAAAGTGTCTGGAATGGCTTTGTTTGCTTACATCTTCGGACTGACCAAACCTGCTCTTATGCAGCTCGGATGGTTCAAGAAGCTACACGACTGGATCGTTCACTACAGTGATCGCATTCATGCATACTTGGACGGCTGGGAAGCTTATCAGGTAATGAAGTCAAAGGTTCGCTCAACAGTTGCCACTGTCAAGGCATGGTTCAAGGCTCAACCTGTTGAGAAGGTAAAGGTAACCGTCCATCGGGTGTACTGGACAGCTCATGGTCGTCCTCAATTTAAAGACTTCCAAGACATCGTCGAAATGCTGAAATTTTGTGAAGCGCAGCGAAGACTGAAGGATACGTCATTCATCGTAAGCTCATCCGAGATCGCAGAGTGTACAAATCTTAAAGGTGTAGCTGCTCCATCAGCAGACTATAATTGGGAGAAGCGCCGTGGTGGAAGACGTTAAAGTGATCGTCGTTGGGGCTGGTATCGACGTAAGACGTACATTGATCAATGTTGGGATTGAAGTCCTTGATCAGCTTGCGATTCCAGAAGAGCAAAAGTTAGAGATGAAATTCTCGATCATGGTTGGAGCTCACCTGGCCACAGATTGGCCAAGCGGAATAGTAGAAGATACTACACCATGGTACAGAAAGCTTGAGAAGAAGAGGAGGAAGAAATGAAGAATCAACCAAATGGTGGCAAGACTCCAGAAGTAAAGGAAGCTTCCATCAGCTACTGGGACTCTACTCTGGAGAAGTTCATCAAAGTAGATGACGCCTTTGTATTTGCAAAGTGCAAAGAAGAAGATCAAGATTTGCAAATAGACAAATCAAGATTCGAAGATAACAAGTCAGTCTTGAAAAAGCTTGCTGATAAGCATGACATGAGAATCTTTGAAAGCAAAAACAGTGTCTCCTTTGTTGCTAGGAGTCATCTGAAAGAATTGAACATCAACCTCGTGAAAAGGAGCTAGCATGAAAGGTTTTACTCTGATTGAGCTGATAATCATAATCGCAATTGTCGCAATTGTCGCAATTGTCGCTATCACTGTGTACAATGGTTTGAATGGTGAAGGCTATACATGCCGGTCCGGATATCAATTCGCATACAACGGCCATCAAATCATCGGTCAAAACGGCGGTGGTGTTCCATGCAAATAAAGACACTGGCGTTTGCGGCTATCATGTTTTTGGTAGGATGTGATGCGGGAGTTGCAACTGTCGCTCCGTACAAATCTGTTCAGGCTGGTATTGATCAAGAGCCTGGTCTGAGCGATTGCAAAGCTTACAGCGTAAACCGCGAGATGGTGATTCGTTGCCCACTTTCGACAACTTCTACTACCACACATCATGGTTCCGGTGGCAATCGCCATACTAACACGTCTGTTGTCATTGACGGTGTGACTTACAAACCAGCTGCTGTGAAGTAATTTTCAACGCAGCTCTCATGTGATATAATGCATTAGTGAACGAATTTATCTACTACACTTATGCATATCTACGAGAAGATGGTACTCCTTACTATGTTGGTAAAGGAAAAGGTATACGAGCATTCAGGACGCGGATGGCATTTTGATAATTGTAAAGACAAGGCAGGAATGCTGTGAAAAAAGCTGACTACATTTACTACATGGATTTAGCTAAGCGAGCCGCTCGGAACTCGATGGCCGTTCGTTTGAAAGTCGGGGCAATCCTCGTGAGAGATCGATGCATTCTTGCAGACGCCTGGAACGGGACACCCCCCGGTTGGGATAACTGCTGTGAAGAAGAGATCAACGGCGTTCTTGTAACCAAGCCAACGGTTCTACACGCAGAGAAGAATATTCTCCGTAAGATGGCTAACTCACACAACATCATTCGCGGCGCTTCGTTGATTATGACCCACAATCCATGTCCTCCTTGCGCTGCAGACTACATCGGTCTCGGTCTATCAGAGCTCATTTACGAGACTCCGTATCGCATCTCTGATGGTCTTGACGTCTTGCGACAAGATGGTGTGATTGTTCGTACCTTTGATGAAGTGATGAAGAGCTTTGAGTAAAATCATTCCGTTTGCACGCGTGAAGTTTTGTGGCATGGGCGATCTGATACTTCACTATGCTGATCAATCTACAGGCGTCCTTCAGTTAGATTGTCGCCCTTTCTGTCAGTTTGCAAAGAATGGGCGGTGCATCTCATATGAGTTAGGAAACTTGAAGAAAAAGCATGATTTGATTTGTGAGTATGCCGACAAGCTTGAATCCCATCGTAGTTGAAGATCATCTTCTCTGGCCCGACGGAACTATCTCAGTTGACCCAGAGAAGGTGGTAGACTATATCTTTAAACTGACACCTCAAGACCTCCAGCTACAACGTCTTTATGTAACCTCAATGACCCCGGAGATCATTGAGTACAATGCCGTGAGCGATCTCCCTCTCTCAGTGAAGTCAAGCTGTTCTTCAAAGTTCCCTCCTGACTGGAAGCTGCCTGACCACTATAAATACTCACTAGATCTTGATGCCTACTTGTTTGGATTGGCAGATAGGATCGACAGAGATGATCTCTACGAGAAACGAATCGAACGTCTCTCTACTGAGATCTGGAAGTTCAAGCAACTGAATCTCGATGAAGTTCTTCGTACACTTATCTACGTGATTGATGTGATGGAAGAGAAGAATGTTATTTGGGGAGTAGGAAGAGGGAGCTCATGTTCCAGTTATCTGCTCTATCTTATGGGGTTACACTCTGTTGATCCGGTAAAGTATTACATTGATCTTTCGGACTTCATCAAATAGAGAATAGGAGTGTAAAATGGCACGAAATGTTAGAACAGCACGCGGTGAGATGGTAGACTTTGACACGATTGTGATCAAGCAAATGCTTGCTCAAGCGCCCATGAACATAGAAGTAGCACGTCGTAAGGAATTCATTGATGCCAAAGAGGGAAAGCCTCGTGGTAAGAGCGTTCCTGCTGCACCGGCAGTTACTACTGTTCCGGTTAATGAGTTTGAACTCGATACTGCTCCAGTTCAAACTGGACGAGTTGAAGCTCCAGTTCCCGATCTTCCAAAGAGAAAATAAGTGAGCAGCCCTTCTGTAGTACCTGTACCAGAATTTGGTCCTGGGTACCAAGCAAAGCATGGTGGGATCTTCAACCCAAATGCGATCCCTTTCGGAGAGTATGTAGTCACTGAGAATCCAAACAATGACTATACCGTCTCCCATGGCGGCATTATCCAGAGGGACGGTGAAATTTATAGGCCACAGGAATGAACATATCTTTCAAACAAATTGCTGAATCTACAAATCCGCTTCTCATTCGTGCTCAATCAAGCCTAAAGAGCGCTGATAAATACCTCGAGAAACTGATCGCTCAAATGGCAGTCGATGCTAAGAAGGGCGAGTACAAGAGCGTTCGGAGCGGTTGTATCACCGTGAATGACATGCTAAATCAAATCAAGCGTGCTGAAGATAAGATCAAGCACGAAGAATCCAAGGAACTGAAATGACAAACCTTACTCTTAAAGAGCACATGCTCATTACCGAAGCTCGCCGTGAAGACCTCAAGTACATTGAGAAGAAAGTTAAAGATCAACTCGAGAGAGTCACTCTTGAGCTGCACGGAGCTCAATCTGCACCGCTAACGAAGTTAGCTGCACGCTATGATCGCCTTAACAAAGCGATCAAGACAATGGGTGAACAACGTGACAAGTTGAACGAGGACATTAAGGGCAAGGTTGAAGATCTCTTTGCGGCTGAAGACGTCGTTCTTACTCGCGTGATCGACACCGTCTCATTCACGATGACTGTCTCCAGGAAGACCAAGACTGCCGACAAGACGGTAGTTGACTACGAGAAGATCGCTGGAGAGTTAGCAAAGCTCATCCCAGACGAGCTTCAACCGAAAGTTGACGAGATCGTGAAAGCTTACTCTACACTTGTTCTTGGGCAAGAGAAGTCTCCGGCCCTGCAAGTCAAAGCAAAGGTTGCTGAAGGTCTTCTAAGTGATCTTGGTTCAAAGCTCGCTAATGCTGTGAAGACAGTAGTCAAGAGCGTTGCAAGCTGGGCAAAAGGGTATGATAAGAAACTTTCTGCTCTGAAGAAAGAAGCAAAGGTGCCAGTGTCTAAAAGCCAAATTCTTGAAGAAACAGGAAGACGCCAATTTACGGGCACTTTGAAAGTGTTCTATATGGATGTCGCTACTCGTAGCGGTGCAGAAGTTATAACTGATGACGGACACAAGTTTGTGTATGATCGGATTCCAAAAGTCTTTAGCGATCTAGTTCCAATGGGCCCGGATGATAAGAAACCTCGTCACGTAAAGTTCACTGCAAATGCCGACGGATCTAAACCTCTAAACGCAAGTATCATCGCTTGATTCTAGTTTACTTCTAGATAAGACTATGATATAATAGATCATGCCTAATCAAAACGCAAAGATCTTGCCCGATTGAATGACTGGAGGACGATAGACGTTACGATGGACTCTTCGTACTATCATCTTCCTACTAATTCATCAACTGAAGCTTATATCAAGAAGTACTTTGAACTGAATCCAGGCCTTGTTCCGTGTGAGTATAGGATCGGGCTAAGGACAATCGTAGCTTAATTTCATATCATAAGAGAGATCTACATGACACAACCCAATATGGAAGCTGTGGGCAACAACATCATCTTCCAATTCGTTGACGAAGTAACTTCCACACGCTTCAAGAATACCTCTGCATCAGGTCTCATCATCTCGTCGGAAGATGGCAACCAGACTGCTTCTCCCCGTTGGGCTGAAGTACTAGCAATCGGTCCTAACGTCAAAGAAGTCAGGAATGGTGACTTCATTCTCATCGAGCCTGGTAAGTGGACCTTCGGTTTTACTCTTGGAGATGATCGTGTAGCTGATCGTTTCTGGAAGACCGATGAAGATCGCGTGATCGCGATCAGTGACGCTCCCGGCAACACGTACTAACTTCAGGAAATCTCGATGAAAAGCCACAAAGCTCCGTCGCTAACATTCATCTTTCTAATTTTCTTGACTGCTTTCGCGATGGAAGCGATCGGGACTTACATCTCTGTTGTAGGTCTTGGAACGTTGTTCGCGAATGATCCAGTTATCACCACGATGGCCGTCATCCTTGACGTCGCCAAGATCATTGCGGTCTCGCTTCTGTACCAGTACTGGGTTCACCCAGTCATCAAGAAGCTGAGGTATTATCTTCTGCCTTCTGTCATTGTCTTGATGGTGATCTCTTCGGCAGGTACCTTCGGCTACCTCTCTGGTGCGTTCCAGAAAGCATTGGCTCCCAATATGGGAATCACTCTTAAGGTAGATGCTTACAACAAAGAGCGTGACATGCTCATCGCCGAGCGAGCTGACCTGCAGAAGCAGTCTGCTCAAATAAACGAGCAGATCTTGAAGGAAGAAGATCCGAAGCGTAAGCAAAATCTTATCTGGGCTTTCAGATCTGAGACGAAGAGAATCGCACGCCGAATTCCTACCGTGAGCCAACGAATCGATGAACTCAATGAGCTTGCCCTCAAGACTGCCAGCGAGAACATCGAGTCTAACGTACACGCCGGTCCGATCACGTACATCGCAAAAGCCTTCAACTTGTCTCTTGAAGACGCTAGCAAGTACATCATCGGAACGATCGTAGGTGTCTTTGATCCTCTGGCAATCATCTTCATCCTTGCTGGTAACTTCTTGATCAGAATGCGTAGAGAGATGAGTAATCCTCCACCAATTCCTGAGCCACCTGCATCGTGGATAGTCCCTGTCACCCCTGGTGATCCTAAACCTGAAGCTATCTTGGTTGATAAAGAGGATAAAGAAGCTGAGAGAGTAAAATCAACTGCTGGAGCTCCAGTTTCTGAGAAAGCTCAAAAATTCTATGATTCGATCGCGTTGGAGCAAGCTCTAGCTCCAAAGAAACCGGCAACCACCTTTAAGGATCCTAAGCTCGCGAAATCAATCAGTAGTACTAGAAGAAAGCGAGTGAAGCCAATTGAGATCATTGAACCGGTTGAAGATACTTCAAAGCCTCATACTATTCGGGTAGAATCTCCAAAGCTTTTAGGCCCTGATGAGAGAGCTCTCATTTCTGAAGAGAAGGTTCTTTTCAAGAATGTCTATGATCCGATCGACACCGGTGAAGCTCCCGAAGAAGTTGAAGTAGATGTCGCTCTTGAAGATGCAATGATTCAAGAGGTGCATGACTACGTTCCAGTCATGCCCCCGGAGTCAATTGTTGTACCTGAGCTTACGCCCTCGGAAGTTCAGGTTGAACCAGCTATCGACGTCTTTGCTGAGGGTACATTTTCAGGTACTCCGCAAGCTGACTTGATTCAACCTCGTCGTGCAATCTTGCAAGATCCAAACATCAACAAGAGTCTCTAAGTTAAATGTTCTTTTGAGCTTAGTGAGGATACAATGTATCCTCACGAATAACAAAGGGTAACACCATGGCGATCAAGAAATTGTGGTTTGAGAAGCACCGTCCCAACACTCTAGACGGTTACGTCTTTCAGAACGATCAACAGAAGCAGCAGATCCAACGAATCATAGATAGCGGTGAGATCCCTCACCTCTTGCTAACCGGAACTCAAGGTTCTGGAAAGACGACTCTTGCCGAGATTCTCATCCATGAGCTTGGGGTTGATGATGTTGATGTGAAGCGTATCAACGCATCTGACAAGACCGGGGTTGACTACATTCGCAATGAGATCATCGACTTCGCTGGGACCTATCCAGTCGGTAAGTTTAAGGTCGTCAAATTAGAAGAATTCGACTACATGTCTCTTGCTGCTCAGGGCATGCTTCGCGCTGTCCTTGAGGAGAACGCTGATACCTGCCGCTTCATCTGCACTTGCAACTACGAGAACAAGATCATCCCGGCGATCAAGTCCCGGTTCCAACACCTTCGCTTCAAAGCACCAAGCAAAGATGACGTGTTGATGCGCATGTTCGAGATTCTCACCCATGAGGGAGTTGACTTCGGTGACGGAGAAGACGTAGCCAAATACGTTGATCAAGCATATCCTGACATTCGCAAGATCATCAACAACATGGAGCTCAACACCTCAAACGGAAAGCTGGGTAAGCCAGTCCATGACTCCGAGGGTGGAGACTATCAGTTCAAGATCCTTGACCTCATCATCTCTGGAAACCTTCGCGAAATTCGCAAGTTAGTGTCCGAGCAGTGTACTTCTGAACAACTCACGGAAGTATTTGAGTTCCTCTACCGCAACATCGGAAAGCACCCAAAATATGCAGCTGACGTCGGCCTATATGAAAAGGCAATTTGCATTTTGGCTGAAGGTATGTATAAACATGCTCTAGTAGCAATTCCACATTTGAATTTTGAAGCTACTTGCATCCGTCTCAACCGAGAATTAGAATGAGTCAAGAGCTTGAAGAACTAACAATCTATCATCTCTATCGTCTTAGATTGCATCACGGTTTTCTCATTGGGATTAAGGTTGGATGCACGAATAATCTCTGGGAGAGACTAGCAGTACTCTTCAACTTTACAACGGCAGACAAGCTAGACAAGACGAGATGATCACTCTCAATTTTGCACTAAGCGCAGGTGATGACCTTCCTATCTTGGAGAAGTCACTGTTTGAGCTAGCAGCTCATCATCGGATTCCTTTCATTGTGATTCTCTATGATGAAGATAAAAGACATCTAGAGATTTCTGAAAGAACTGTCTATCCAAGTGACGTCTTCTTTGCATTCAATGAAGACGAAGCGATCTGTCTCGATGAAAGATTCTCAAACGGTTGGCATTGTTTTACCTATATGCTAGAAAATGGAGAGTATGTGTATGGCAAAAGAGCGCGCACTTGATATTTTTCAACTTCTCGGTGAGATCGACTCCAAGAAGTATGAGACCTGGGACAATCTAACTGACGAGCAGAAGAAAGAATTCTCTTCGTTAGTAACGATGCGCTGGATGGCGGGAACCACTGACGAGCGACAGATCATCTTCTTGAACGAGATCGTTAACCTAGCAGTCTTCAATCTTGGAGATCACAAGGAACTGCTGCTAAAGCTGCTCACCGTATGCTCATCAGGCTCAAAGAAGAGATATCAATGGGTAAACTATAAACTGGGTGGGAGCTCTAAGAAGAGCAAACGTGCTGTCCAACTCATCGCAGATCACTACCGTTGCTCTCTTAGAGAAGCCGAGGACACTCTTCAACTATTCTCTCCAGCAGAGCTCATGGAACTTGGAGAAGCTCACGGTCTCCAAAAAGATGAAATGAAAGAGCTACAAGGTGAGTTGAAGCATAAATAGATGCATGAGAATCTACAAATATTGGTCATTATTACATCGGCAAGCAATGCCGCCAAACGTAGCTATGAACGAGACTAATAGCATACTTGAGCTTTCAGGCGTTAAAACCTTTGAGCTTGCAGAAGGAGAGAAAGTACCAGACAAGGTGTACGAAGATCCTTCTGTACACACCGTGATTATCAACCGGAAAGTCAGTGACGGCAGCGTTACTCAAACGATCTTGAAAAGACGACAAGGTTCGACTAAAGTTCGTAACTTTCTCAACCCAAATGACTTCTGTCAATATCAGACAGAGACCGCAATTTGGGACTACTCTTCTCGTCGAGACTTCAAGAATCATGACATAGAACCGATCGTCTGGAGTGACTGTGTGTCAATTCCTACTTGTGAGATTGACGTCTCGACCAAGCAGGCTATAGAAGATACCGAATTTTCTCTTAATGCTCTGTTGCAGAGAGATGTCTACCAAGACATCTCTTGATGTTTCCTTTCTTCTCTGCATGTGATATAATGCTCTTCTATGAGCCAACCTTTATATTCTTGCAAATACTGTAAGAAATCGTTCTACAAAGAACGTCCCTTCATGCAGCATGAATGTACACAGATGTCGCGTTCTCGTGAAGTTCAAACGATCATCGGACAGCAAGCATACCTGCTTTACAAAGCCTGGCTAGAAAAGCAGCGGCGTAAGCCGCCAGCGATCGAAGGCTTTATGACCTCCGCTTATTACTCATCATTCGTCAAGTTTGCTGAGTGGTCTCGTGATACCGGAATCCCTGACCCCGAAAAGTACTGTGAGCTCATGGCAAATGCCAAGATCGCCCCAGCTCTCTGGCGTCGAAGCGAAGCTTACCAGATCTTCCTTGAGTATACCGACAAGCGATCTGATCCGTTTGAACAAGTTCAGAATACGATCGAGACTCTGCTTACTCTATCTGAAGGACTTGAGATCGAGATGGGAGACGTCTTCGGTAAGTTTACTAGTGGTGAGATCACCGAGCTCATTCAACAGCGTCGGCTATCTCCGTGGCTTCTCTTCTGCTCTAAGCGATTTAAGGAGTGGATGGGAACTTTACATGAGGGAGAGCGTCGAGATCTCATGAAGAACATCGGCATCTCGTACTGGTCAGAGAAGTTTGAGAGATCGCCAGCGGTGGTGAAAGAAGTCAAAGTCATCGCGGAGCAACTTGGAATATGAAGAAAATCTTGATCTGGGACTTTATCGTTTTGACTTGGATTTGTGGAATAGGAGGAGTAGAATCTTACTACTTAGATCATTACTTCAAGGTCTACACGTATTGGGTAGGTCTATTTTTGCCGTTTCTCATTCTCCTTATGGTATCATCTATCATAGGTGGAATTTTGATTCTTGGGGTCTTAATGATCAAATTTTTCTCATTTGAGTTCCTAAAATGATCAAATTTTAACAAAAGTGTTTACTTTCTTGAAGCTCATGATATAATTTCTTCATCGTAAACAAACCTGGAGAAAATGATGGCCGAAATCAAAAAGAATCTGTTTGCAAAAGCCAAAACCGTTGCTGCTCCCGCCAAAGCTGCCAAGAAGAATAAAGACGAGGTTCAACTCCCCGGCATCCAACAAGTCGCCGAACTGGATGCCCTGATCAAGGCTCTATCTGCTGCAAAAACTTCACTGGAAGCTGACGTTAAGGCTGCCGGGTTTGATCACTTCTTCAACGAAGCTCAAGCTACTGCCAAGCGCCCTGACAACTTCCGCGGCATGGACGGCACTGCATCTGCTTCGATCGAGATGCGTAAACGCTCTACTACCTCTGCTCTGACTGCTGATGAAGTTGCTCTGTTCGAGAAGCACGGCCTGAAAGTAGAAAAGGCCATCGCCGTCCAAGAGATGTTCGGCGTTAACACCACCTACGCAACTAACACCAAGCTGCTGGAGAAAGTTTCTGTAGCTCTGGAAAAGATCGTCCCGGATGACTTCTTTGTAGTTCAAGAAGAAAAGTCCAAGTTCGTCGTTTCCGAAGAGACCATGGAAAAGGCTTTCGCGATCAAAGCTCCTCGCGAAATCATCCACTCGATCTCCACGATGGCAATAAAACCCAAACTGGAAGTTACCGACCTTTCCGAAATTCTGAAAAATGTTAAGGGCCTGATCGCATGAAGATGCCAGTTTGGATGATCACGCCGATGTTGCGCTACGGTTGGTGGAAACTTCGTCGAGAGCAAGGACACGCAATCACTTTCTACCGTGCATTCTTCGGGAAATTCCCCCGCTTCGGCTCCTATGAAGCCGATGAAGTTGGTTGCCCAGCTTACACAAAAGCGGATTACGAGATAGTTTCTAAAACAAAGGCTATCTCGAAATGAGCATCATTGAAAACCGCAAAGCGTTCCATGAGTACCTCATCGAGGAACGCTACACCGCCGGAATCATGTTGGAAGGTTGGGAAGTCAAGTCGATCCGTGCTGGTCGCTCGAACATCGCCGAGTCTTACGTTATACTCAAGGATGGGGTTCCTCAGATCGTTGGGATGCACATCACTCCGTTGTTGAGCTCTTCAACTCATGTCAACACGGATCCAACTCGTACTCGTGCATTGCTGCTCAACAAAGCAGAGATCAACAAGCTCATGGGTAAGGTTAAGCTAGCAGGCTACACAGTGGTTCCTCTGAACCTTCACTATCTGCGCGGTCGTATCAAGCTGGAGATCGGAGTTGCCAAAGGTAAGAAACTGCACGACAAGCGAGCAGCTGAGAAGGACCGTGATGCTAAGCGTGAAGCTGCTCACGCAATGAAACGAACTTAGGAGAACAAGCATGTGGCAGTATTCTTTCAAACCGGTTGCTGATCTTAGCGATAATCACAATGGATTCTACCTTGCAGTAGTTCTGTTGATCATACACTCAACAAAAGTGTTTACTTTCTTGAGACACATGATATAATTTCTCCATCGTAAACGAAACCAAACTGGAGGAATCATGGCTGTAGGAAACATCTTCAAAGGTCACGAAAAACTGGTTGCTTCTTACCCCGTCATGGACGTTCTGCGCCGCGCCACTCACATTGCTCACATCTATGACGAGAAAACATACCTCGAGCTGACCGAGATCACTCGTAATGACAAGCTCGCGCTGAAGCTGACTAAACCGTCTCGTTTCTCCGGCCGAGACGTGAATCACTGCTACCACTACCAGGCAGATTCTGTTGCTAGCTACGCGATCGCAAACAACGACTGCCCGATCAAGGCAATCGAACGCGCAAAGAAAAATGGTCACGAACTGCAATTCATCATCCCTCTCTGCTCGGTGATCACTTCTCATCAACGCCCTCGCGAAACCTACATTGAAATAGAGTATGGGATGGTCGTTCGCTTTGAAGGCCTGGTCGCTACCATCGAGAAAGACCACAACGACAATCTGAAGTTCGTCCCGGTTGATTTTGACAAGATTCGTGCTGCTAATAAAGAAGCATCGGCTGCCGAAGAAGTTGCTACTGTTTAACAAACCAGAAGAGGAAACTATGAAAATTGCAAAAGTAACAAATTTCCGCCCTGCACAAAACGTCCCAACCTTGATGAACCGTCTCCCGGCTCGTCGTTGGATGGTTCAATCTATGAGCCAGATCCTTGCTGACATCAAAGCCAAGAAGCCAAAGATCAACGTCCGCGTTCATCAGAGCAGCTACGGTCAAACAGCTGACACTCTGGGGGATTAATGCCAGATCGTAACAACTGGCAACTGCTCCGCGATCTCAATGAGATCTGTCACTTTCAGACTCGTGAGGGAAAGAAAGTGGGAGCAGTCTCAAATTCTGAGCTGAAGCGTTGGTGTCAAAACAAATCCGTCATCATCAACGGCAAACCGGTTGCATGGGATGCTCCGGTAGACTACCCGATCAAATCTTTCGTTCTCTTTCCCAAGAACAGGATTACTTTACTATGAAGATCTTATACGAAACCGGTGACTTTATCGAGAGACTCGGCTGGATCGAAAGTTCTCACCTCATCGTCACTGAAGTTAAAGAAGATGGATTGATGGTGAAAGCTCTATCACCTCTACGCGGTAGTAGTTACCCAGCCGAACCTTTCTTCGTCGAGAAAGAAAAAGTAGTTCCCTTACAAAGTTGCATCATTCAAGCAAGCTGGATCAAATGACCCTCATCACCACCATTCTGAAAACCTCTCAACGCATCCCAGCTCGCACGAAGCAGGACGTTCTAACCGCTCTTGTTGAAGAAGTTGGCGAGCTCGCAACTGAAATTGCAATTGACTCCGGCAAGAAGAAGCGTAAGCCGGGCCCAGATGGCATCGTTGGAGAGGCTGTTGACTCGATTATTAACTCTGTTGACATCATCTTTCTTGAGCTGAAGAAAAGGGGATTCTCGCCGGAAATGATCGAGACGATCTTGATAGAAGTCGCAGTAAAGAAGCTCGCCAAGTGGGAAGAGGGAGTAAAATGAACATCATTTTATCTATGATTGAGGGATTGTACATTGCTATTTTAACAATTCCGTTTGTTCTTATTGCTATAGGAATCGGTGGTTTTTTCATGCTATTGGGCAGCATTCTGTGGCATGACGGTCTTGGAATGTAAGGAGAAGGGAATGGCTCTTGCCGCCCTTAAAACAGATGCTTACTCAAACTGGTTGATGGTTGGTCCTGACGGTGTTGAGATGTGTCGCTGCGCAGAAAAGCGTGCAAAGTGGTACCTCGATCGAGAACTTGCTGAGGTAGTCTCTCAAGATCCTCCCACTATACAACTCAAGTTCAAACCAAAAGCCAACGGCAACCAAGGTGATGAGTTCAGTCTTGCTCCGAAGCAGAACGTCTGTGTAGTCTGCGGCACCGAAGAAGATCTCACGAAGCATCACATCGTCCCGAGCATGTATCGAAAGCACTTCCCTGTCAAAGCCAAGGAACGCTCTGCTCACGACGTTGTGGTGATCTGCATTCCTTGCCACGAAGAGTACGAAGCTGAAGCTACGAAGCTGAAGAAAGACATCGGCATTGAGTATGATGCTCGTGACAATGTGGCTCCGCTGACTCAAGAACGTCGTGATCTGTATCATCTGGTGAAGCTGTGCAAGACCCTTCACCGCAATAGCGATTTGATACCATCCGATCGTCAGGAAGAGATAAGAGCTCAAATCGCGAGCCTCTTCGGCAAGATCCCTACTACTCAAGAGTTCGAGAATCTTGTCAATAGTGAAGTAGGAATCACCAGAAACGATCCAGGTAAACCTGTCGTTGAGAAAGTTCTAAGCTCTGGTGATCTTGAGAACTTCGTGAAGCGCTGGAGACAGCACTTCTTGGATGTTGCTCAGCCGAGATTTATGCCAGAATATTGGAGTATCGAGCGAGAACTCGTCAAACCTTGAGTTGAGCTCAACAAAGTGTTTACTTTCTTGATGAGTATGATATAATTACTCCATCGCAAATCAACTAGGTTAAAACATTATGACAACCTTCTCCGCTGTAGAAAAAGCAGAAATTGTTTGGGCGATTGATTTCAATCGTGAAGTAAACGAAGAGCTCTACGACAAGCTGTACAATCACTTCTGCCAAAACAGCGAGATGCCCTACGGCGTAGCCAAGGCTCGTACCGGTGATCCTTCTGAGTGGATCGCTCAGCATATGCATGAGGTGCTGTGATGAACTACGACGAATATGCTTATCTGTGGCCTCCTCGACCCGAGCAAAAGATCCCTCAAGGGATGCTGACTTTCTACCAGAATCAGAAGTTCTGGGGACAGATCAAGAAGAATGGCACGTGCACTGTGATCTTTGCTAAGGGCAGAGAAGTCATCTTCAAGACTCGACACAATGATGACCACAAGCTGTGGTCTCCTACTCCGGAACACACTCGCTTCTTCCAAGGCAACAGCAACTGGAACGTTTATGTTGCCGAGCTGCTGCACTCCAAGGTGACTAACGGTCCCAAGAATCAGCTCTTCATCTTCGACAAGATCGTAGATGACGGTAAGCAGCTTGTCGGTACTACCTTCCAAGAACGCCAAGAAATGTTGGAAAAAGAGCTGCCTGGAACTTTTGAGGGTGACCAGTATCGCGTGCATGATTACGTCAGCCGTGCTCACAACTTCAAGTCTGACTTCGCCAAGCTGTTCACCTCACTGAAACCTGAAGATGAAGGCCTCGTGCTGAAGAACCCGAAGATGATTCTGAAGCCGTGCTTCAAGGCAAATTCCAACAGCGTTGGTCAGGTGAAGTGCCGTGTGCCTCACAAAAATTACAGTTTTTGAGGAAAGATTTTGTACAATATTCGGTTTGAAGCAATCAACGATAATGTGAATCCAATAGACTTGTATCGTTGGATTTCTCAAAACTGGGAACCTGCATCTCAGACCCCAACAAAGACTTTGCTTTATATAGCTAGATGTATCTCTCGAGGAGAGGGATGGCAGCCTGAGTATCTTGAACTATCTGAATCTGTTCGAAAAGCATTACGACGAAATGATTTTTCATCAGACATCATCAAGCTCGTACAATTTGAAACGGATGACCCATTTGAGAGAGAACGCATAGAACGTCAAAAGCATAATGATTTGATTTCTGATTTGCTCAAGAGAGGAGCGACAGGAGATGCAGAAGCTGCAATAAAGTATTGTCAGTTAGAATTTGAAGGAAAAATTAGTCACGGAGCTTTTGCGTGAAACAGTTTCTTGTGCACTACACGTACTGTGGCGATCCCAAGACGTACTCTCTCACGATCTCAGCAGAAACGTTTGATGTGGCAGTAGAAAAGTTTTATGAGGAAAATTAAGACTGGCTATGTGGTATTTCGAGCTGATTCTGGAGAGATAAGATGAGTACGATCTACAAGATTAATCTCCCAAAGAACCGTAACGGTGAGAGCAACTCTCTCTACGTCGACGTGAGCAAGCTGCTCGTTCTTGGTGATGCAGTCTTCAAAAATCGCATGGGGCAAGGGGGATATTTTGCTGAAGCTTCTTTCGTTGTTGAGAATCATGAAGATCCGATCACGATCACGATAGAGCAACCGTTCAAATTAGTTGATAACATACCAGAAGCCGAAGTAAATGAGAATAATGTACCAACAAAAGTTGCAGAGTTACAATTGGTCATGGATGATCTTCGCAGAGAATGGGAAGAATACACAGAATTTCGCACACGCAATTTAAGAAGATAACATGAATGATCCGAGAAATCACGCAGTAGCTGTCAAGTGGGTAGTGGTAAAGTTCCAAGGTAAGATCGTGGGCAATTACGGGCTGGTGAACCGTGCAATAACAGAGAAAGTTTGCTCCTCATAAATACAAATGTAGTTCTATCGTAGGAGGAGTTATGACCAGAGCTTCGTACGTTAAGCACCTTGAGCATGATCTAGAAGCATCCAGAAAAGCAATCAACGATCTCATACAAGAGAATCACCAGCTACGAGAATTTCTCAAAGCTGTCACTACTCAAATACCTACTCATGAACCCAGACCGCACAAGCATTAAAGACATCACCTGGTCTAAAGAAGCAGTCAATAACGTTCTATTTGGCTGCGTCCTAAACATCAAGTTGTATCAATCTGGTATCTGCCCGAAGCTCCTCATTGACATGGGACCGAGCGATCTAGCTGAGTATACTGCATTGATAGGTGAGCTCTTAGACGAACAACGAAACTTTTAAATTACTTCGTTGTTGTTTACAAACAGCTAGTTATGAGATACAATGTTACATGAAAGCGAGGTAACATGAACGTCACAAACAAAGCTTTGCTAGAGCAATTGAGAATTTCTCATACTGCAGGCATTCCTACTCCTGAACTAATCAGCTTAGTCACCGTGCTGATGGAGATTCTTCTACAACGTCCTACGATTGCTACCTTAAAGGAACAAGGTCTCGTTGACATTGACCTCGCAAAGTCAAGAATCTTTGATGAAGACCCAGATTGGTGTTTGTGGAAGATGTATGATGAGACACAAACCAACCAAGCTTACGTTTACTTTCACACGATGATCTACGCAGAATTCTTACGTCAAGCAATCGCAAATAAGAACCCGAGAGTTTGCCAGGTGAAGTAAGTGGACATTGATATAGATGTAGTATCAAACTTTGACTCAAAGAAGATCTTTCCAGGTTCGGTGAAAGCCTCTCTGTATCGAGATGAGAAGCTTACTCCTCACCCGTGTGGAGTATACTTTCAAGATGTCCCAACAGATCCTTTGACTGGATTGTCTGCTGTTCCCTATGAACGAGCAGAAGAGTTGGGATGTTTCAAGATCGACTTTCTCCACGTCCACGTGTATGATCACTTTACATCTCGCGAAGAGATCAAAGAACTCTTGAAGTATGATCCAGATTGGTCTCTTCTCAGCATCCCATCTGTCGTTGGGCAGCTCTTCCAGTTGTCAAAGCATTATGATCTGATCTCTCAGGTCAAACCGTCGTCAGTCGTTCAGATCGCTGACTGTCTTACTCTTATCCGCCCACAGAAGAGATACATGCTCAAGAAGTATCTTGAGCATCCAGATAAGATTCGAGAGATGCTGTACAAGAGCGAGTCAGGAGACGGTTATGCCTTCAAGAAGGCTCATGCAGTGGCTTACGCGATGGTAATCGTGTTGCAACTTCACCTCATCAAGGGCGGAATTAAGTTTTAGTATTCAATCCAGTCAATGATCGCAGACACGTTACTGGTTAGAGAGAAGCTAGTTGCAAAGACCACAATGTAAGAAGAAGTAGTTCCTGCGTAGTCAAGGTGAATAAATCTGTGTTCGTTTGAAAGTTCAGCAGATTCTACAGAGCTTCCAGTAGTAAGTAATCCTGCAAGGCAGTACATTGAACCCAATCTGTGCGCAGATGTAAATGTTGCTGCGCTGATGTCAGTTGAGTATTCAACTCCACTGTCAGAACCAGCCGAGGTCCAAGTTGCTGTGACTGTTGTAGGTGACAGACAATGCATAATTTCTACAAAAGCATCATTCGTAGTTGCTCTAAAATGGGATTGAAGAAACTTAACTGTCTTTCGATTTGTTTTACTGTTAAGAAGAGTCTTCATTCTGATAGCAAAGATCGGTCGACGTGTAGTTACACTCACAGATGAGATTCCGTGCGCAGCGCTCCATTGTTCGCCTTCTGGGATAATTCCACCCTCGCTTGTGACTGAGCTGCAGATTTGTTTCATCGTGCTCCCAGCCGATGTCCCTAAATTTCTAATCTCATATCTAATTGGTAGAATCGGGGTTGTAGTATAAACGGAGGAGATAAGATTTGCATGAGAGATCTCATGGCAATAGATGATTTGGCCGTTGACATCAAACCCATATCTTACTCTTCCTACTCCCAACCATTGAAAATCAATGATGAAGATCTGAGCCTTCGTTACATCTAACGTTATTCCGCTCGGCCCCGTACCATCTAATTTATCTAAATTCCAGCCAGACTGAGCGATTGCGGTGTCAACTACAGTTCCGGTAATGAAAGATCTCTTTACTACGTTAAATGTGGTTCCGGTCAATTCAAAGAAAAAACCGTTACTGTTGTCAAAATACCCAAGACGCTTGACTACGTTAGTCACAGCAGTTCCTAAAACACCGGTGAGAATGATAAGTTGACTTTTGCCAGGGGTATATGGGAAGTACCTAAAGGTTTGTCTGATTGCATACTCTCCGTTTACAGTTCCTACTGCCATAGAAGTAGAGCTTTCATCTGGTAAGAAAGTAGCTGATGCTCCTACTCCGTTAAGTACGCTTTCAAAGATCTCATCATCTAATCCGTAGGAATTGACATAGTTGAAGATCGAGAAGGGAGTACTCGTTCTCAGTCTACTAAATGCGTCTAGGTTAGGACCGTCAGAGATCCCAATCTTTGAATCGTGTATCACTATCTCAGTACGATAGCCACTTGGAATGGCCTCGTCTGTAGAAACGATCGGAGCTAGTTCTTGACCTGAAAATAATTTGCTCATGTTTATCCCTCTCAATATTTACATAAAGTTTACTTATTTGAGTACTTTTGATATAATCACTTTTAGGAGAACTTATGGATGATTTTACTCGCGAATGGATCTGTTGGGGATTGATCACTATTATAGTCTTGTACGTTCCGTATCTGGTCTGGTGGATTAAGAAGTCAAGCGAAGAACATGAAAGATGGCTTGATCGAAAACGGGCTCTCAGTGATCTTATGAAACTTCATCGAAGACATTGAATAAAAGTGTTTACTTTCTTGAGACATGTGATATAATTACTCCATCAAAATTGGGGTAACAGGGTAAGTCATGGATCCTAAAGAAGAGTTCAGAACACCGTTCAACATTCCACTGCCGGTCTTCATCTACATTCTCCTGCCAAAACATTGGCAAGAGCGAGTCTTGATGACCTTCTTGATCATCATCTTTCCGATCATGCTGTTCATCGCGTATGCGATAGCTTCCGGTGTGATCGGTCAACAGATCTGGGAAGACATCACCGGGAACAAACCAACGGCTAACCAGATTCTTGAAGAATCTCATGCTCAAGCTGAAAAAGACAAGGCTGTTGAACGAGCAGAGATGAAGCGAAAGTGCCGGGAATACGCCAAGAATCTAGAGAACTTTGATGTAAGGAATTGTGACTGATGAAGATCGAGAAGAGAGATTCTAACGGAATGTACCAACGGTGGAATTGGGATCTTTATGTAGCAATTCGAGGAGTAAAGATCAAAGAACCAACATACAATGTCAAGTCAGTCGATCATCCATTTCTTGGAAAGAAATTCTTGCGTGAAGACGACAACGTCGTCTTCACGCAAATCGTAAAGCATTGGTACGGCGGCTACTATTACTTCGGCGTCTACGAGGTAAGTGACAGTGGTAGTCACGGAACTGCGTGCATTGAGAACATCAACTGCATCAATGATACTATCTTGGAATTAATTGAAGATTTCAAGAAAGAGTATACTCCGGTCTAAGCTTCTTTGAACTTAATCTCAACAGAGGACGGAATTGGGATTACTTTCCGACGTTTGATCTTTGGTTTGTCATTAAGGTTGTATTGAAACAGCTTTCCTATGACACGTGACGTAGAGTTGATGTTGAACGTCTTCAGCGTCTTCCTCACCACGTCACCCTTTCCCAGCTTCGAGAACTCAAACGACAGAGGGTAACGATCAGACGCAGAGTAGAACCACTTCGTCGCTACGCTCAAGAACCAGTCAGAATCGATCCCTTCAGCGGAGAGATTATCAAGGATGTAAGCCTGAATCTCAGTGTCGATCACGTTCTCAACGATCGTGAGATAGCGAACTTTTTTGTACTCAATGAGCGTCAAAAATAAAAGATTCTGATTGTTCTGAAGTTCTTCAAAGATGAGTGGGTGCGCTTTAGCCATTTGAATCTCTCGTGTTATTATGAAGATATTTATTGGATGCTGCACTATCATTTCCTGTTTACTTTCTGAGATGAAGGTGATATAATGCATCATCTTAAATGAAAGTACGCATTGATGAAAGACGAATTTGGATTGCATATTGTAATCGAACATGGTAAGACTCAGCATCATCAACATCTCTACAAAGATGGTGGGTTCTACATCGAAGAGCATGGTGACAAATTCGTATTATTTGATTGTGGTGAATATGGCGACCGCATCAATGAAGAAGGTGTCTATGACACTTTGGAAGAAGCTTTCAAAATCGGCAACTCTTGGACTTAATCATGAAAATTATCCAGCAAACAATTAGAGGCTGCGGTACTTTGCCACATGTAGGTGATCACCCTGGAACGATGATGTTGTTTGTCTTTGTACTAATTGGAGCCCTAGCAGGTAGTAAAAGTTCCTGGACCGGGATGATTGGTGGATCTATTTTTATGCTTGTCATTTTTGCTCCAATTTACTTGTTTGGTGCATATGATAGAGCCAATTTGTCTGATTTGATTGAAGGAAAGAATAAATGCTAGGCTATCTCTATCGTCTTATTATTGGCAACTTTGGATGCGATCACAAGTGGAAGACCCTTTCTAAGGGTCAAATCACTAACAAAGGTACAAACGTAATCGGCAACTACTATGAGTTGCAATGTGAAAAGTGCGGTGACGTAAAAGTAAGGAATCTCTACTAATGAAAAAGCTCTTTTCTTGCCAATACGGGAGCCGACTGTACGGCACACAAACTCCTACTTCTGATGTTGACTGGAAGCACATTGTCCTTCCCGACATCAATGATCTACTGCTCTGCAAGAAGATCGAGAACAAGGTCAAGAAAACCAACACTCTGGCGAACACTCGCAACGGAGCTGATGATGTAGATGAAGAGTTCATCCCACTGCAGGTCTTCGCCCGGCACTTCGTGGAAGGTCAGACCTACGCGATTGAGCTTGCATTCGCGATCGACGGCTATCATGCAGAACAAAAGATCTATGACCCTCGCGGTCAAGTAACTACTTATATCCCCTTTCGCGGAGAAGGTTCTCCGATGGTCGCTATTCGCGATGCCGTATTCGAAGAAACTGACTATGAAACTCCTCTCTTTATCGACTTCGTGCATGAGCTTCGCACCAAGTTCTTGACCTCCAACATCAAGGCGATGATGGGATACGTCGTGAACCAGGCCTCGCTCTACTCATTTAAGGGCGAGCGGCTGAACGCAACTCGTGAGCTATCACAGTTGATTAACTCACTAAAGGAAGATGACTCGCTCCTAGATGAGGAGAAAGCTACACTCTTTAATTGCTACACAGGTACTCAATATTTTCGTGACACGTCTGAAGCTCTCGCGCGGAAGTTCCCCAAGTACTTCCGCAAAGACGAGTATGACATCGGTGGTGGAGTGATGAAACCTTGCTTCGTCATCCTCGAGAAAACTCTTCCCTTCACGAATAGTATCTCTCAAACGAAGAAAGTACTCTATGCTCTTGAGAGCAAGTACGGCTCGCGTGCAGATGCAGCTTCCGAGTCAAACGTTGACTGGAAGGCTACCATGCATGCTATGCGCATCGTAGACGAGGGGCTTCAACTACTGTCAGAGAATAAGCTTGAGTTTCCATTCAAACCTGACTACGTTGCACACCTTCTCTCGATAAGGCGCGGTGAGCTGCAGCTTGATCCAATCAAGGAAGAGCTGTCGGTAAAACTTGACAAGCTCAAGGAGCTAGAAAAGACAACGACTCTACCTACATGCAATACCGAGTTCTTGAAAGAGTTCGATGAGTGGATGGTCGGTTGGTTACACAAATTTTACAACATCTAGGAAGAATCATGCCATTTATCGCTTTGATCGGAGTCATCTCAATCTTAACCGGCCACTAGATCATTGGCCTTCTCATCCTAGCAGCCTGTTGGGCTGTCATCTAAGGAGAAAACTCAATATGCACTTTCCTAATATGTACTTTGTAGGAATTCGTCACCCAGACGCTAACAGTGGAGAGGGTGGTAAGTTTCCTCTCGGTTGGCCAGTTCCGGATGGAACTGATGCAGCTGCCAAGAAACGTAAAGCATCAGTCGAGAGTTGGACTCATCTGAAAAATCAGTGGGTTGGCTACTCTGATCCGATAGCACACCGTGATCCGATCTACAAAGATTATGAGGGTTCTTTCAAGACGATTGACAACGTCCCTACAGAGGGGTTTCGCTTCGTTGGTGACATCAAGCGCTCTCGTGACTGGTTTGGAAGCGGTGCATCCGTTTGGAGAGTAGAAGATCCTCGCGGTTTCGAATTTGAGATCACTTCAGGCAATCTCATGATGCTCATGGAACTGACTACGATCGAGCAAGGCCTCATCAAGGGAAAGTGTATCTATGCTCGTGACGGTGCGAAGAATGCGCTGTTGTTTGAGGGCTCTGAAGAGTATCAGGCGACTCTGGCTCAGACTAATCGCATGAAAGATGCCAAGAAATTCTCACTGAAGTCTCTTCAGCCAGGGGATGAAGTCAAGATGGTTGATGGTTCTACTGCGTTCTACTATGGTAAAGTGAATTGTCTAGTTGAAGTGAAGACTAGCAAATCAAACCACAGTTACCCCCGATCAATCTACACTTCACAAGATCGATACACGATTCGTGAGAGATATTTGCTCATCAGTGCTTGCAAGACTAATGACAGCTCTTACACTGTCGATCTACCGGCTACGCCTAAGATCGCAGGATTGATTAAGCCGAGCGCCGGCCCTGATCTTAACACGGCTTTGAAGATTGCGGTTGCAGAACACCCATACATCTTGCTCGGCGGCGGTGAAAATGGATATGTCGTTTATCTGACAAAGCAAAAGCTGACAGACGACGATCTCATGATAACATCTCAGCAAGTAAAAGGTTCAGAGCTATTCGAAGTTGTAGCTACCGAGAACATTTATCAACAACCGTGCAACATCTTGCGAATTGCCGAAAAGTACAAGTCATCGGCTTCGTTTTATGAGCGCGGGGGTAAACTCTACTTGTCGTCTGATCTATATAAGGGAAATATCTTCGGATTCGGGCGCAATAAACACGAAGATGATTTCGTACTTCTGTGTGACACAGCCCCCGTGGTGAAGTCGGCAAATGGACTAACGTCCAGATCCTATGTACAATCAGTCGCATTCAATGGATTCTTTGAAGCAACCGTTTCTGGGACTAGCGTATCTTACGATAAAGATAACTTCAAGGCAATTCGAAAGAATGGGTGCGTACCTACTAATTGGAATTGGAGCTACAACAAGCCAGAACACTTGATGACAGATGCAAAAGTGTTCTTTGATGAGATGGTGCTAGATCTAGACAATATGATGTTCAAAAAGTACTCTCTCACCGTACACGGTAAGACGATTCCAGCTTTCACCTTGGCGACAAAATAATGGCTACCGAGATCGAGTACAAGTTCCTCGTTGATGAGAAGCTGCTCCGCGAACAGGTGAACTTTGATGAAGTAAACTGCACCTTCATTGATCAAGGTTATCTATCTGACAACCCAACCGTCCGGGTTCGGTTGTCTGCAAACGGTCAAGTTCGCCAGGGTTGGTTGACGATCAAGGGGAAGAGGGCTGGACGAAGTAGAGCTGAGTATGAGTATCCCATCAAGAGTGATGATGCTATCGAGATGCTAGATAATCTCTGCCACTCTCGTCTTACCAAGACTCGCTATTTCGTCACGATCGACGGGAACACGTGGGAAATTGACGTGTTTGAGGGTGACAACAAAGGACTCATCGTAGCTGAGCTTGAAGTTCCGTCAGAGGACTACAAGTTTAAGAACCCTGTATGGGCGATCAAGGACGTCTCCAAGATGAAGCAGTACACCAACTCAAACCTCGCGAAGAAACCGTTCAAGACATGGAAATGAAAGAACTCAAGAGCATCATCAAGAAAGTTCTTGAAGAACAATGTAATCTACGTGTGTTTGACTTAAAGTCAAAGCAGCAGTTTGGTGAAGAGATTCTTACGGTACGAGTTCATCTAAATGATCTGAGACACTGTGACTTCAGTGATGAAGAGATCACTGAAAAGTTGAAGACTGCCGGTGCCAACTGTTTGTGCGATCATGACAAAGAGAACAAATTTCGCATAAAAGTATGGAATTGATGTGTTTACTTTCTTGATGCACATGATATAATTTCACTGTCATCAATGAACGGAGGTAAAACATGCGGAACCCAGTTGCTAAAGTTGCACGTATCCACAATCTGCCTGAAGCTGACTTGGTAGACTTCGCCTTGTCTCGTGATTCCAAGTATGGGATCGTCGTTGAATACGGCGAAGCTACTGTCAGCAATTTCCACGTTGATCAACTGCTTACTGACTTCAAGCGTCAACAAGCAGAAGACGCTGCGATCATGAATCATTCCTTGGCTCAACAGTTTGAAGTGGGGTGCGAATTTGACCCCATTTATCGGGCTGAACTGGAGTTTGAATCTACTCCCAACTCTGAGTTCGAAGAAACTACTGTATGAAAACCGTAACCCTCTCCAATCTGCACTTCCGTGATAACGGAACCAGCCGAAGCAGTGTCTACGGTACTCTCTACTGTACTCTCCACGGTTCCAAAAGAACCAAGACAGAGATCATAGGCGAGGGCACCCTTGACTACTGTATCTCACTCGCTGAAGTCGAGCAGCATACGATCAAAATGCCCAAGAGGTTCTGTCGTGGCTGCATCGAAACGTTGACTTCAAAGAACAGAGGTAAACATGACTGCTAAAGAAGCTGTAGGGGAGTTGAGGTTGTATCAACTCGTGCAGATCGTTCGCGAGTACGAAGAGTTTGAGAAAACAGGTGTCACCGGAGACACTTTGCTCCGCAGAACTACCGAAAAGTTCACTGGTACTAGCAACCCATCAATCGCTCTCAACATGGTGGGGACTGCTCTAGAAGCATACAAACTTCTTGCTGTGCCAGAAATCAAGCGTTACGATCGGTCGGTGAAGTTCAGAATGAAGCTTCAAGTTGAACAGGAGGCTTCTCATGGCTAGTTCACGTGATTTTACCCTCACGAAGCATGCTGTTGACCGCCTGCGCGAACGATGTGTTAACTTTGCAAAAGAAGTTGACTGGATCAAGGAGGCCGCTCTCAAGAAGAAAGCGACATATGAGTACATGAGTAAAGCTGTTGAAGAGAAGAGCTTCCTGAACAACTCTCGCTTCATGACGACAATCTGGGAGAAGTACGGCTTCGACAACACTTACAACATGTTCATCCGCGAGAACAACGTTTTCGTGGGTGTAACGAACCAGACTGGCAGCTTCATCGTGACGGTTTTGAACCGCGATGAGCACTATGTGCCTCATCTCCGCGAGAAGGTGAAGAAGTTTGCCAAGAAAGAACGCTCAAACGTCGGTGTGTACTTTCCACCGGGGAGGCGCAGATGACAGTAGCATTGTTGCCGAAGTCAGGCTCTTTCAGAAGTTACCTGACTTACATCTACAGCATTCCAAACTGCTCACTTGAAGAAGAGCAAGAGCTTGCTCGGCGTTTCAGGGATAATGGAGACCTCGACGCAGCTCGTCAACTTGTGCTATCTCACATGAAGTTTGTTGTGAGCATCGCACGCGGTTATGAAGGTTACGGGCTTCCTCTTGAAGATGTGGTGCAAGAAGGAACAGTCGGTCTCATGAAAGCTGTTAAAAAGTTTGACCCAGATCGTGGAGTTCGGCTAGTCACTCTAGCGATCACGTGGATAAAAGCTCAGATCCAAGAGTATGTCATCAAGAATTGGCGGCTCGTTAAGATCGCAACTACACACGAGCAGCGCAAGCTGTTCTTCAACTTAAGAAGTCTCAAGAAAGAGCTTGCTCCACTTCAAACTGATCAAGTTGCAGAGATCGCAAAGCAATTGAACGTCAGCAAGAAAGATGTCATCGAGATGGAATATCGCTTCTCCAGTGGAGAAGTATCTATCTCAACAAGCGAAGACGAAGAAGATCAAGTCTCTTATATTAAGCACATTCCTGAAGATTCTGCACTTCAGCCTGAAAACATCGTTGCAGAGAGTCAATATGAAGAGCTGCGATTGAACGCCATGAAGATGGCTTTTGAGAAACTTGATTCGCGTTCTCAACTAATTATCAAGTCGCGATACCTCTGCGACGCTGAGAATGTTAGAACTCTACATGATCTTGCAGGGGAGTTAAAGATCTCTCATGAAAGGGTTCGTCAACTTGAAGCTGCAGCTTTAAAGAAGATGAAAGACATGATAAATGTTTAGTTTACTTTTCTTAAAAACTATGATATAATTATCACCTCAAAACTTGATCGGAGATAACATGAAAAAGATTCTTGATGTTCTGATAGTAATTTCAATCACGCTGCTGGTTTCCGCCTGTGTTGGCAGTGGCGGTGGAGGCGGGAATCAAAACCCTCCAAACACAACAGTACCACTGACACCAGTTACTCCGGGTCCAGTCATTCCTGTGATTTCGACGATAACTCCGACTACGTATGTACCGTCCAATTCTCAAAGTCCCATCGTCGTCAACGGTACAAACTTCAATGCGCCGACGATTTCCTTTACGAACGCTAGCGGGGTGTCAGCTTCTGCTACAGTGAACTCTTCTTCATCGACAGCGATCGCGGCTGTTACACCGGTTGCACCGGAGAATACGTTCCCTGCTTCGGCTGTTGCTTTCATTGATACAGCGATCGTTGAAGTAACTGTAGCCAATGCAGACGGTGCTATTAGCAATCCGGTACAGTTTACCTATGTGTTAGCTCCAACCATCTACCCGAACGTCACTTACACAACAACGCAAGTTGGAAACCAAACGGTCTTGGCTACCATCACGATCCCCGGTGTTGGACTTGAAGGCACGACAGATGTAATCTTTTCATGCAGCAACAATACTTCTGTCAGTACTGTTACCCCATCTTCTGTAACCGCTCCGGTTCCCTCTTGCTTCGTTCCAGGGCAAACTCAAGTGAAGGTATCGCGAGTAGTAACAACCACACAGTGGATTTCGAACATCATCATTCCACAATAAGTGTTTACTTTCTAGTTGCTTGTGATATAATTTCACTATCAACTCACGGAGAAATTGAATGACCAAATCGTTCGCAGATGCAATTCTCACCGCACAAGATATCTCTACCAAGAAGGAGAAGCATCAAGCGCTCTCTGGATTGGATGCTGACGGTGTTCGACTCCTCCTGGAAACGGAGAACCCATACCGCGTGTTCGGTATTAAGAAGTGGGACAAACCTCAAGTTTATGCCAATCAAGATCCTTCTTTCAAGCAGTTCTTTGAATTACTCGATCTTCTCGCAGATCGTACTTTGACCGGAAATGCTGCTAAGGCAGCAGTCACCGGTACTCTCTCGCAATACACCGAACGCACTGCATCGGTTCTCGAACGAGTACTGAAGAAAGATCTGAAGTGCGGTGCTAACACCAACACCTTCGAAACCGTCTACCCTCAACTGAAGGTTCCACACTTTGACCTGATGCTGTGCGGAAAGATCGAACACCTCAAGAACGACAAAGGCGAAATCGTCTACCCCAAGTACAACTGGACGTTTCCATGTATTGGCGAGGTCAAGTATGACGGTATGCGCCTTGTCGCAATCGTCGAGAACGGCGTAGTCGAGTATCTCTCTCGCTCCGGAAAACCAGCCGACCAGTGGCAAGGTCTCTTCGACGATGATCTGATCAAGCTGGAAGAATTTTGCGGATGTCCCATCATCGTCGACGGAGAAGCATTGTCCACCGAGGGATTCGCTGCAACTGCCAAGGCAAAGGGTTCCAAGAACGATAAGTCAAACATGCGATTCTTTGCGTTTGACTGGATGACTCTCAACGAATGGAAGGCTCAAAGCTGCCAGTCTGATCAATATGCCCGAACCGAGAGTTTGTCCCAAGCGATCAAAATCCGCGGGCTGACTAAGATAGTCAAATCTACCTACAAGATTCTAACCAATCTTGAAGAAGCAGTCGCGTTCTACTCTGAGGTCGTCGAACTGGGTCTACCAGGTCAAGATGAAGGTCTGATCATCAAATCTAAGACCGGAATGTATGAGTGGAACAGCAAGAAACGTACTCTGACTTGGGCCAAGTGGAAACCGGTCATCGACGTAGACGTCAAGATCATTGGCTGCTACGAAGGTCACAAGGGAACCAAGAACGAAGGTCGTCTCGGTGGTTTCTACGTTGAAGGTGAAGACGAGAACGGCAACAAGATCAAATCCAAGTGTGGCGGCTTCAAGGTTAACTCCAAGAAATTCAAGGACTGGATCGCTCAATTCGCCAAGGAGAACAAGATTCCCTTGCAAGCGATCTATGACAGCGGCGTTTCCAAAGACGAGTTCTTCCGAACCTATGCTTGGCAAAACCAAGACAAATTCATCGGTCAAACCTGTATGATCGAAACCCAAGAACTGTCCAAAGCGCAGAACTCCGAGACATACGCTCTGCGTTTCCCGCAGTTCATGATGGTGAGAACTGACAAGTGAACAGCTCGCAAGGAGAAACTGTCTAACCTGCAAAACTCTTACGATGTGGGAGTTGAGAAATTGGGTAGGCGGTAGTTATTGCACTCGCTGTGGAAATGGTGAAGTATTTACTGGAGCAAAGAAATGAGCAAGGTTAACATTACGTGTAGTGAAGCAGCGGTTCTTCTTGATCAGCTGAATCATGTTAGCGTCATGACCCTGAGAGATAATCAACCTTTGTTCTCAGCAGTGTCAAAGCTGATGAAGATCAAATTCAGGACAGAAGAGCAGGAACAGGGCACCTGCACAAATTTCACGATCGACACTGCGGCTTACAGGTCTTTCAAGGTGTTCGTAAAGGACAAGATCAACGCGATCCAGATGACTCGAAAGATCCTGAACACAGGTCTCAAAGAAGCAAAAGACTACGTCGATGCAGGAAACTGGTGTATTGATTGGGGTAACACTTATGTGCTGTTCAACTTCAGTGAACCGCTAACAGTCAATGAGCTTTATGAACGCTTGGGAGATTATTCAAATCTCCACATTGAAGCAATCAAATAAGATTGTGAAGAACGATATCTATGATGTTCATCAAGAATCCCTGCTATGATCCAGATCCAGCGATCCACGCGATGAACATCGCTAGACATTACGTACCGGAAACACCTGAGAACAAAACATGGGTTATGGACCAAATGGTTCGCGCCCTGACGCGGTGTCCGATTGCAGTTAAGACAATTCCTTTAGGTAGAGAGATTGCTGAAATTGAGATCTTAAGCGAATCGCAAGACTATCTCCGGTTCCTGAGCAATCACCCAAATTGGGACCAAGGTATTCCACCATAAGAAGCATTGATCTATCAAGGGAGATTTTATGCCTGAAGTTTTCTTTAAATGGTCTGACAAATACAGCGTTGGTATCAAAACTATCGACAGTCAGCATCAAGAGTTAGTCAACATTATCAATCGGCTGTTTGATGCGGTTACTAACCACGAAGCAGATAAAGTCATCAACAGCATTTTGGATGCATTGATGGATTACACAAAGACACACTTTGCACTAGAAGAGCTTCTAATGCAAGGGCAAACTACAAAGACTTTGTAGCCCACAAAAGAGAGCATGAGAAATTAATCAATGAACTTGACAGACTAGTCAAGCAACACATGGTAGAAGAGAAGCCGATTTACTTCCAGACGTTAAGCTTC